CCACCCCCCAAGAAACATAAGAAGTATAGATAAGGGATAAATCTATGTATCTTCTTTCAAGACTTTCAAGAATACCTAAGCGCCCCGGGAGAATTGATTAAAATAAGAACTTTGAATTGCGGAGCAATTCAAAGGGAAAACAAATATATAAATCTTCCGAGTCTGGAATTGGAAGTGTTGAAAGAAGCAACTTATGCACTTTAGGGGAAGTGCTTGTGCACTAAGGTTACCTTAGTTCAAGAAACATATAAATAGTAGGACATCTTTTATTAATCATGGGTTCAAGAAAGAGCGAATTAAAAATTCTGGTGGAGCAATGGTAAGCGATGAATATGAAATTCCATTGTTATCTTGTTGTGTGTTCATAATAAGATCTAAGTGAAAGTGAAGTAACAATTAAGCTGATTCCAAAATTCCCGGAACAGCATTCAGCCAGAATAGCGTTGCACACAGTTGGGAAAGCGCTGATGCAAGAGCTTAAAACACAGCAAGCCCAAAATCAATTAATTCTTTAAAAATAAGTAATACAAAAGTTTATAAAGACACACATCATTAATTATCATGCCGAAAGGAAGTTTCTTATCAATGGAAAGGAAAGTTAGGATGGGACAATTCTGTGAACTCATTGCTGGCGCAACTGCAAAGCATGGTTCAGCTGGCAAGGATAAAACGATTGCTTTCTTTTGCGAGAAGTGGGGCATGGCGCGGAGAAATGTTTTAGAATACTTAAGAGTTCAGAAAGATCTGGGAAAGATAATTGAAGAAGATGGGAAACTGAGATGGGAAAATGCCTAATGCAAATTACATTAGAGGGAGAAGATATGAATATAAGATTGTTCATGAACACAAGGCGCGTGGGTTTGATGTGGTTCAGCGGACAGCTGGCTCACATTCTCCAATAGATATATTTGCAATCTCATTCAAAGACAGGATGATTAAATTTATACAATGCAAACCAAAGAGCATGAGTGCAGCTGCAATAGCGCGGCTGGAGAAGTTAGAGGAGAGATGGAATGGGAAGTTTGATTGTTTGTTTCGAGTGTTATGAAATACGATATATTAAAACCATGGGAAAGTTTAGATCCATGGCAAGAGAAGATTCTTGCAACTCCGGGGAATATCTGCGTTAGGAGTGGGAGACAAGTGGGGAAAAGCACAGTTGTTTCTATTAAAGCTGGAGAGTTTGCAATGAAGAATAAAAATAAGGTTATTATGGTTGTTGCAGCTGTGGAAAGAAGTGCTTATTTGTTATTTGAAAAGGTTTTAAGTTATATCCATGCGCGGAATAAAAAACTCATTAAAGGAAGACCAACGAAGAAAGAGATTAAGCTTAAAAATGGAAGTAGAATACTATGTCTTCCAACAGGGGACTCTGGCTATGGCATACGAGGACATACGATAGACTTATTGATTGCAGATGAAGCTGCGTTCATAAATGACGATGTGTGGACTGCTGTGACTCCTATGCTCACTGTGACGGGGGGGGCTACTTGGCTGCTGTCCACTCCACTTGGGAGAGAGGGATATTTCCATGACTCTTTTGATGATAATGATTATACAGCTTTTCACATAAGCACAGAGGAAGTCATGGAAATTAGAAGTGGGATAATTAAGGAGAACATGAAACATTTGATTGATAGTGCGAAAAAGAGAATGACAAAAGCACAATACACACAGGAAATCTTAGGAGAGTTCTCAGATGTTTTGACGAGAGTGTTCTCAAGTGAATGGATCAGAAATGTTTGCATACTCCCACAGCCTAAAATCCCATGCCCGACAAGGCTGGCTGTGGGGGACTATTTCTTAGGTGTTGATATTGCTGGGATGGGGGATGATGAAAGTTCGTTTGAGATCTTGTTTGGAACAAGAGATAGTTTACAGCAAGCTTATCATGAAGTAACTACACGGACACGGACAACGGACACAGAAGATAAAATTTTGATCCTTGAAAAGAAGTGGAAATTTAATAGGATTGGTTTGGATGATGGTGGAATGGGAGTAGGAGTTTATGATCACCTCTTGATTAATGATTTGACTAAGAGGAAAATAGTGGCGCTGAATAATGCACACAGGTTTATCGATGACGAAGGCAAACATAAAGCGCTACTGAAAGATGATATGTATATTAATCTGGTTGTGATGGGAGAAAAGGGAGAGTTAAAGTTGTTTGATAATGAAGATATTAAGTTAAGTTTAAAGTCAATTCAATGTGATAAGTCCAGCGGGAAAGAGAGGATAATTGGGGATTACTCACACATAACAGAGGGAATTATCCGGGCTGCATGGTGTGCGAAAAACAAAAGTTTAAATATATGGATTTGTTAATTGAAGCATGGCTTATACAGGGACAATTATCACGGAAGCAGAACTTGCACTATTTGAGGGGGCGAACTCTGCGGCTGGTGGCACAACTGAAGCCGCACATAATGCATGGGTTGCACAAGCGGAAGCTTTTCTGTCTGACTTAGTTAAGTTTGATATTGTTACAAACTGGGCGTCTATTCTGGCTGTTGCTAAAGTGATCTTTACTGAATACGCTGGACACTACGATTCAGCAATGGCTGTAAGGTATGACATGAGCGGGTTCACTACAAGACAAGAAGCCGAAGACATGATAAGCGTAAGCCTTGTTAGGATGGAACAGATTATTAAAGTGTTAAATGATGCATCTATTCAAGACTTCATGGGAGTATAATGTGGCAATCAGAAACTTTCCAAGCTTTCCATTAAGGATCAATGCGTTTTCTCCAGAAGATAGTCAAGTGGACACATGGCAAGGAAGTAGGCGGCAGCCACAAACACAAAAGTCTTCTGTTGAAGTTGTGGTTGATGCTGCGGGTGGTGGAGATTTTATGACGATTGCAGATGCACTCACTTTCTTGGGATCTAATCCGGGGGTTGTTCATGTTAAAGCTGGAACATATACGATTACAGCAACACTGACTCTGACTACAAATCAAGAATTAAGAGGAAGCGGATATGGAACATTAATCCAGACAACTTCAAATATAACAATGGTAACAGCGTCAGGAAATAGGAGTGGTGTGTTTAATCTGCGGCTGGATGGAAATTCCACAGGAAGTTCACAGAAAGGAATTGTTTCGTCTGGAAATCAAAGCATAGTTAGGGATTGTTGGATCACGAACATGGGCGGAAATTCAGTTGTAAGTTCTGGAGATAACTTCTTGTTAACTGGTTGTTACATTCAAGATGCAGAAGAAGACATGGTTGTTTTAAGTGGGGACTGGGTTAGAGTTTCAGATTGTTTCATGGATGACTCCAGCGAAGATGGGGTTGTAATGAGTGGAGTTTTAGGCGGGGCGATTACAGGGTGTCAAATTGTAAATAATGGAGAGCATGGGATTAACAGTGTGTCTTCTGCTCAATGTTTGATTAATGGGAATTACATTTTTTCAAATGGAGATAACAATACTGATGGAAATGGGATTGCGTTGGGGGCATCACATGATAACTGCGTAATTGGAAATGTTTGCCACACAAACGATGGATACGGAATTGCTATTGCGAACACTCCGACAAACAAAGTTGTTGTGATAGGGAACTCTTGTTTGAATAATGAGGACGGAGCAATTCTTGATAATGGGACAGCCACACTCAAACAAACTGCAACCGATGGAGATCCTCTAAATATAATCGCATAAATAAATTTAAATAAATAGGAAACATAGAAAAACATGGTAGGAAACATTGGAAGCGCGGAAGCAAGTGATTTAAAGACAGCAGATCCAGATTTCTCTGTTGCGCCGCAAGATACAGATGGGACGGAAGGCACGAAAGAAACTGAATGGATGAATAAGAATTATGAACAATGGTTAGGATATTATAAGACAATCCCAGAACTGAAAGCTGTAATTGATAAGAAAGCTGAACACATTGTTGGGAAAGGGTTTAAAGCTAATAAGCAAACAAAGGAGATTTTAGAGAGAGTCACAGGATTTGGGGAAGATACTTTTAATGACA